TTCGGGTTGCCGATCGTCGAGGCGCAGGCGTGCGGAACCCCGGTGATCGTGACGGCGTGGACGTCGATGCCGGAGCTCGTCGGCTCCGGGTGGACGGTCGGGGGCCAGCCGTGGTTCAACGAGGCAGCCGGGGCGATGTGGATGCACCCCGACACCGCGCAGATCGTGGCGGCGTTCGAGTCCGCGTACGAAGCACGCGGTGACGCCGACAAGCGCACGTCGGCCAGGTCGTTCGCGTTGCAGTACGACGCCGACCGGGTGTTCAACGGCCGTTGGGTTCCTGCGTTGGAGGCGCTCGGGAAGCCACGCGAGGTTCCTCCGCTGCCGTTCGCTCCGAACCGTGCGCAGCGGCGCGCAGCGCAGAAGACGAAGGTGGCGGCGTGAACGTCGCGGTGCTCACCTTGACGCGCGACCGGCTCGACTACACCAAGCACTGCTTCGCCGCGCTGCGCGAGAACGCCGGCTGCGCCTTCGACCACTACGTGCTCGACAACGGCTCCGGCGACGACACCGTCGCCCACCTCACGTCCGAGTACCGGCCGCACACGCTGATCCCGCAGCCCGACAACATCGGCATCGCCCGCGGCCTCAACATGCTTCTCGACCACGTCAACCTGCTCGACTACGACGTCGTCGTGCACTTCGACAACGACTGCGAGCTCACGCAGCCGAACGCGCTCCGCGACCTCGCCCAGGCCGTCGTCGACACGAACTGGATCCTGTCTCCGCGGATCCTCGGCCTGAACCATCCGCCGCAGCCGACCCGCCAGGTGACATGCGCCGGCCACGAGCTGCTCGACATCCCGCAGATCGGCGGAATCTGCCTCGCCGCCCCCGCCTGGTGGTACGACGACTACCGCTACCCGGAGGATCTGCCGAAGTGGGGCCACGACGACGCCCACATCTGTGCCGCCTACCGGCACGAGGGTGGCGCGTGCGGGTACGTGAAGCGGCTCGAGGCGAACCACTACGAGACGTCGAACGGGCAGGCGGAACGCTACCCCGACTACTGGGCGCGCAAGCTCGACGAGATGGGTCTGGTGGCCGCGTGAGCGTCTTCGACTGGGACGACCACTGCGACACGAACGACGCGATGCCGTTCATGTACCGGCTGAAGGCGATCAACCCGGCGTTCAAGGCCACCCTGTTCACGATCCCGTGGTTGTGCTCGCAGGAGTTCATCGACTCGCACCCGGATTGGGTTGAGCTGGTGCCGCACGGGTGGACGCACCCGAGCCCGTACGAGTGCGTGAACTGGACGCGCGACGACATGGAGGGCTACATCGAGTGGCCGCAGGTGGTCGCGCTCGGCGTGAAAGGGTTCAAGGCGCCCGGCTGGCAGATCAACGACGACATCTACGCGGTGCTGCTCGAGAACGGCTGGTGGGTGGCCGACCAGCATCTCGAGGACGGCCGTCGCCCGGCTGATCTTCCCGTGTACCTGTACGAGGACGGCCCGAACTGGCACGGCCACGTGCAAAACGTGTGCGGCAACGGCCTCGCCGAAACGTGGGACACCGTCGTCGAAAAGGTGCGGAACACGTCCGAGTTCCTGTTCGCGTCCGAAGCCGTGAAGGTGCCGTTCGCATGATCATCTCCGTGCTGACCCCGTCGATCGAGGAACGCTGGAAGCTGCTCGACGAGTGCATCGCGTCCGTGAAAGCGCAGACGTTCCCCGACTTCGACTACGAGCACCTGGTGCGCGTCGACGTCGACCGGGCCGGCTGCTCGAAGACGATGAACAAGCTCGCCGCCGAAGCGCAGGGCGAGTGGCTGCTGCCGCTCGCCGACGACGACCTCCTGCTTCCCGGCTGCCTCGAGACGCTGCTGCGGCACACGGCCGACGCGGACATCGTGTACGCGCCGCCGCTCGTGACCGGCAACGAAGACCGCTGGTGGTTCTTCCAGGCTCCCCCTGCGATCCCGTCGTTCGCGCTGATCCGCCGCGACCTGTGGTTCGAGCTGGGCGGCTACGACGAGACCCTGTCACGGGAAGAGGATCGGGCGATGTGGGTGAAGGCGCTTGACGGCGGCGCCCGGTTCGTGCGCGTCGACGAGCCCTGCTGGGTGTACCGGCAGCACCACGGCAACAAGAGCTTCGCGGTGGCCGCATGATCGACCCACAGCTTGTGTCGGCCGTGCTCGTGACGCGCGGCAACGTCGACATGTCCGCCATCGTCGAATCGATCGAAGCCGCTGGCATCACCGACATCGTGATCTGGGACAACTCGTGCCGCGACGACCTCGGCTGCTACGGACGATACGCCGGCATCGCCGAAGCACAGCGCGAGTTCATCTACCACCAGGACGACGACCTGATCGCCCCCGTCGCTGATCTGCTGCGCTGCTACCACCCGGTGCGTGACCGCGGGGCGATCGTCGCGAACAACCGCGTCGACGAGGAGTGGCCGCTGACCGGGATCGGCTCCGTGTTCCACCGCGACCTCGCCGACTGCTTCCACTCCTACATCGCCGAGCACGGCTACGGCGCCGGCTTCTTCCAGGTGTGCGACGTCGTGTTCGCGTACACCAACCCGTACCGCCGTGTCGCGCTCGGCTACCAGGACCTCGAGAACGCGTCGGACCCGTCGTCGTCGATGTACCTGCAGCCGGGGCACATGGAGGCCCGCCAGGCAGCACGTGCCCGCACGTTGGCTCTGGTGAGCGCATGACGACCATTACGGCCGTGGTCCCGTGGTGGAACCACCGCGAGCTCGAGCGCGGCTTCTGGGCTGCGCTCAGATGCGCCGACGTCGAGGTGCTGGTGATCGACAACGGATCCGAGCCGCCGCTGCCGAACGGGTGGCGGCTACCCGCCAACGTCGGCTTCTCGCGCGCCTGCAACATCGGCCTCAACCTGGCACGCACCGACGCGGTGCTGTTCTTGAACAACGACATCGTGGCAGTGGATCGCGACTGGGTGGAACCGATCCGGGAGGCTCTCGAGCCTGGGGTGCTGGTGGGGGCATCTCTTCGTAGGCATCCGCATGGCGACGTCGACGGTATGCCGTTGCCGTACCTGGACGGCTGGTGTGTGGCCGGGATGACGGACGAGTTGCGCGACCTGGGCGGCTTCGACGAAGAGCTTGAGGAGCCCGCGTACTTCTCCGACAACCTCCTGTCGCTGCGGGCCCGGGCGTCGGGGATGACATTGCGGGAGGTTCGTGTCGGGCTGCGGCATTTGGAGAACCGGACGGCCGGTCATGGTGCTGAGGTGACGGCTGCGACGGTGGCGAACCGGGCGCGGTTCGAGATTCTGGCCCGCGATCTTTTGGGGGTGGCTGTCTAGTGGCGTTCAGGGTGTTTCGGAGGTTGCGCGACCTCGTCGATGTGGATGCGACGAACATCGGGAACGGGAAGGTGCCGGTGTATCGGACGTCGTCGGGGAAGCATGAATATGAGACGGTCACGGGTGGGGCGTCGGCTGCGTCGTCTGTGACGTTCACGCCGGCGGGCACGATCTCGTCGACGAACGTGCAGGCCGCGATCGAAGAAGTGAGCGGGGACGTCGGTTCGCTTTCCAGCGTTTACCAGCCGCTCGACTCCGACCTGACCGCGATTGCGGGGCTGACGAGCGCGGCCGACAAAGGCATCCAGTTCACGGGGGCGGGTACGGCGGCGACGTTCGATCTGACGACGGCCGGGAAGGCGATCCTCGATGACGCCGACGCCGCCGCCCAACGGACGACGCTCGGTCTCGCTATCGGAACGAACGTGCAGGCGTATGACGCCGAGCTGGCGGCGCTGGCGGGGCTAACGTCGGCTGCTGATTCCGCCCCGTACTTCACCGGCTCTGGCACGGCGGCGCTGATGACGGTCACGAGTGCTGCCCGCACGGTGTTGGACGACACGACGGTTGCGGCGATGCGGACGACGCTCGGCGTTCCCGCGGGAGTCCTACTGTTTGACTACGAGATCACAGGGTCGGACGCCGCTTCGATTGATACCGCTGTTGACGGAACGTACGCAACAGCAGCGTTCGCTACGACATACCCGATGCTGGAGGTTTTCTTCTACGGGCGCACAGACGAGGCTACAACGTTCGGGTCGACCACGATCATCCTCAATAACGACACGTCATCGCTGTACGACCGCATCTCCGTGAAGGGCGTGAACGCGACTGCTGCGGCCTCGAACGCGAGGGCTGCTGCTGCGTGGACGCAGGATCTGGCGGGCGCAAGCCATGCGGCGAGTTTCTTCAGCACGTATCACCTGCGTATGCCCAATTACGGCGGCACCGTGGGATTCAAGTCTGCGACGTGCGACATATCAGCACCCGACTCCGCTGCCGCCTCATGTGTGGTCGCATCGAACGGGTTGCTGTATCGGTCAACGACGGCGATTTCGCGGCTGAAGATCGCGGCAGCGGGCGCTGGAGCACAGAAGCTCAAGGTCGGTTCCCGACTAATCATCTACGGGCGGTGAGCATGGAAACTTACGCCAGCATGGGCCTGGTCAACGGCGCGTTCGTCGTCACCGCTGACGCCGGAGACGGGAACACGGTGACGGCGAGCGTGCCGCTAGCCACAGTCGCGCAGAAGGTCAACGGCGACAACCTCCGCACGAAAGCAACGCAGGCGCTCGCCACCAACGCAACGTTCCTCGCCCTTGCTTCCCCGACGAACGCGCAGACGCTCGCCCAGGTGCAGTCGTTGACGAAGGAGTGCAACGCGCTGATCCGGCTCGCGCTCGGGCTCCTCGACTCCACCAGCGGAACGTAGGGATGCGAATCGTGAACCCCTGCCGAACAAATCGTCGAGCATGACCCACGCGCCAACGCCCACAGCGAGATCGTCCCCGATCTCCACCAGCAACTCGACAAGGGCCGCAACAGCGGCCCTTAGTCTGCCGGAAGGAGCAGCCGCATGAACGTCGCGCCCTCTGCGACCTACGAAGCCGTCATCGACTGGGGCTCAAGCGGCGCAACGGTTGGCATGCGCGTCGTCGACAACGCCGGAAACACCACCGTCGCCCGCGTCACGGGGTTCACCGAATACCCCACCGGCTCAGGCATCTACTACCGCGGCAGCAACACCGCCCCCTCCGTCGCAGGCCAATACACCCTCGTCTACGACGACGACGGAGGCACCGCCGCAGTCGGCCACGTCGCCACCGAAGACCTCCTCGTCACCTCCGACCGATCCGCCGGCACGATCGGCAGCGGCAACCTCTACGTCACCCTCACCGAACTGAAAGCAACACTGTCGATCAGCGCCACAACCTGGGACGACGACCTCACCGTCGCGATCACCGCCGCGTCGCGCGCCATCGACGAAGAATGTGGCCGACGCTTCTACCTCGACAGCGGCGCCACCGCCGTCCGCTACTACACCCCCGACACCTCCCGCTCTGTCGCGATCGACGACCTCGCCACCCTCACATCCGTCTACATCGACCCTGCAGGCGCCGGCAACTACACCACCGCCTGGACGCAAGGCACCCACTTCCACCTGGCCCCCTACAACGCAGCCGAAGACGGCTGGCCGTACGACACGATCGAGTTGCGCACCCAGTCAGGCGCCTACCTGCCCGGCTACACCAAATCGGTCAAGGTCACCGGCCAGTTCGGCTGGCCCGCCGTCCCCGCCGCGATCAGCGAAGCAACAGGCATCCTCGCCGCCCGCCTTTTCAAGCGGCAGCGGGAAGCGCCGCTCGGCGTGTTCGGCCTCGGCGCAGACGGCACCACCGTCCGTATCTCCCGCACCGACCCCGACGTCGCGATGCTGATCAAGCCATACAACAAGGCGCGGCTGCTGCTGTGAGCGTCACCGTCTCCGAAATCCGCGCCGGCCTAGCCGCCAACCTCGCGACCATCACCGGCACCCAAATCGTGTCGTACCAGCTGTCGAACCCGACGACACCGTCGATCGCGGTGTTCCCTGCAGGCGTCGACTACAACCAAGCGATGGCGCGCGGACTCGACAAGTGGACGTTCACGGTGCAAGCGATCGTGTCGGCGTCTGTCGACCAGAACGGCCAACAGCTGCTCGACTCGTACCTTGCCCCGACCGGGTCGACGTCGATCCGGGCCGCGCTCGAGTCAGACCGCACCCTAGGCGGCAAGGTGCAGAACGTCCAGGTGACGCGCGTGTCGGGCTACACCCTGTTCGGCGACACGCCCCCTGTGCTGGGCGCGGAATGGACAG